CCTGGTCCGCTGTGTCACACGCACCTGAGCAAGTCGGGTGTCGCGACCATGGTCGGCAACGGCCGCGCGAACCACGCCGGGACGTTCGCGGCGAACGCGTTCAACGCGATGATGAACGAGAGCAAGACCCACCCCCGACCCGACGCGGCTGAGCCGGTCGACGCCAACGCGCGCACGTACGGGATCGAGATAGAGAACCTGGGGAACGGGACGGACTTCTACCCGACCGTTCAGTACGACGCTGCCGTTCGATGGGCCGCTGCCATCTGCCGGTTCCATGGGTGGTCGGCTCAGTCCGTGATCGGCCACAAGGAAGGCACTCGTCGGAAGATCGACCCGAAGGGCCCGATCGGTTCGGCGAAGGGTCCCCTGTGGGACATGGACACCTTCCGTGCCGACGTTCAGAAGCGGATCGACGCTGGGCAGCCGTCGACCACGACCCCAAAGCCGTCGACCCCGGCGAAGCCGACTTACGAGCCATACCCGGGCGCGTCCTTCTTCAGGACCGGCCGCAAGTCCCCGATCATCGCGGCCATGCATGTGCGGCTCGTCGCGGTCGGCTGCAACAAGTACAAGAGCAACACGAACACGAACGTGTGGGGCTCCGGCGACGTGACTTCATATGCCGCGTGGCAGCGGAAGCGCGGAGCGACCGGCAAGGGTGCCGACGGCATCCCCGGCAAGGCCACATGGGACGCGCTCAAGGTCCCGAACGTCTGAGCCGTCCGGCAGTCACTCACCCCAACGAAAGGACTGACCGCATGAAGGTCGTCGACTTCCTCAGGAAGCACCGTGTGCGCGTGGTCACCGTAGCGGCTGCCGTCGTCGCGCTGGTCGCTCAGTACGTGGCAGACCTCCCGACCACACTCGTCATGGACGTCGTACAGGCACTGTTCGGCGCGTAAAAATCTAAAAAGGGTTGCCGACTGGTTGGCGACCCCGAAGCACTGAAAAAGCGCAGTTCACGGCCCCTCACTGGCACGTCGCCGGTGGGGGGCTTTCGTGCGTTCGAGTGAAGCCAGCACACTCAATTTGAGTGTTCTGGTGGACACGAGCTTTTGCGTCCCGCTAGTGTCGGCGACGCAACAACGACAACGACGAAAACGGGGCGGGGACGAAGATGCGGTACACGGTCAAGTACAACCGGACGACGAACCACATTGACGGGCTCGACGGCCGGACCGTGGCCACACACAACGGCGAAGCGACCGGCGGGGAAGTCCCGTACTACGCAGAGAACTCGTGCGGCTCGCTGACCCGGTACAGCTTCGCTAACGGCTTCTCGTCCGACTCGCTCGCCGACGTGCTTGATGATGCGCGCAAGGGCGGACGGAAGCTGTGCAAGACGTGCGAGAAGGCCGCGCTCGCTGCCCTTGAGGCCATGGCCGCTCAGGCTGAGAAGGTTGAGGAGAAGAAGACCGTGACCACTGCCCCGATCGTGAAGACCGGTGACGCCGTATCTGTCGAGATCGGCACCGTTCACCCGGTGCTCAAGCGCGCCATGGACGCGAACCCGGACGCCGGGCCCCTGCACACCGTGAAGGTTGGGTACGAGGGGAAGTCGTCGCATGCGAAGTACGAGAACGATGAGAAGACGCTTTGCAGCATCCCGGGCGACGGCGTGTCCTTCGACCACACGGCCCCGTCGTGCAAGCGTTGCATTGCCAAGCTGAAGAAGATCACTGAGGGAGAGAACATGGCTGCCACGAAGAAGACCGCTGCCGCGAAGCCCGGAGACGTCGACATTGATGCGCTCACGAGCGAGGTTCACGCGACTGTCGACCAGATCAAAGCCGTTGACCCGACAGAGGAAGGGGCGGCGACGAAGGCCAATGACCTTTCCCATGTGGCCGAAGAGAAAATTCGTCAGCTTCCGGCCGGAAAGCGGCCCGTTCTTCGTAAGACAGTGAAGGCGGCTCTCGCCGTAGTCACCACCCGGGCGACGGCCGACGCGAAGCCCGCGAAGAAGGCGACCGCAAAGAAGACCGCTGCGAAGCCGGAGCCGACGAAGGACGTCGCCGTTGCAGCGAAGCCCCGGGCTGAGGTCGTTGAGGACTTCAACACCATTGAAGGTGTCCCGGCGCTCATCAAGGCCGCTGCGGCGAAGGCTCGCGAAGGTGTCGAGTTCGGGCTCAAGATGGGGTCGACGAGTGAAGCTGTCGCCCGGACGATCTTCGAGATCCGCACGAAGATCAAGAACCCTGACACGGGCTTGAAGGACCTCCAGTCGGACCGGAAGACCACGAAGAACGCTGCCGGTGAGGTCTACCGGGTAGCGCGCGCGGACGTGGCCGACGACGACGTGAACACGCTCGCAGCTCACGAAGCACTCGTGAAGTCCGTCCAGAACCGCATGAATGACATTCTCGTCGAGTGGGTCGCGAAGTTCGACGAGAAGGACGTCAGCGCAGTCGGCATGTTCTACCCGGACGCGGAGAAGGCCGTTCGCGAGAACCGTGCCGCTATCGCGAAGGCGGAGGAAGAGGGCACTGAGGCCCCGGCGGAGCTGACCCCCTCTCAGGCCATTCGCGCGCTGTACGACGCGGCCGGTACTCCCCTGCCGGAGAAGGGGCGCACTCAGATTGCTCGTGAAGCCGCTCAGGCGAAGTCGCTCGTCGGCAAGCGCAAGGAACTTGAGAACCTCACCGAGATCACTGAGGACGAGTCGGCCGACGAGAAGGCGAAGGCGGAAGCTAAGGCGAAGGCCGACAAGCTCAAGGAAGCCGTCAAGGAACTGGAAGAGAAGTTGCCGAGTGACGTGCTCGCGCAGGTCGACAAGGAGTCCCCGAAGAAGACCCGGCAAGAGCGCACCTTCGAGAAGCTGACGAAGGGGCGTGAAGTCCTCAAGGGTGCACTCACGGGTGGCTCCAAGCTGACCGACGACGAGAAGATGGATCTCGTCGCGGAGCTTGAGAAGCTGTCCGGGTGGCTCTCGACCGAGATTGCCGCTCTCAAGCCGAAGGGCTGACACTCAGCCCACTCAATTTGAGTGGGCTAGGCCCCCGACTCAAGTAAGAGAGTCGGGGGCTTCGTCATGCCCTACCCCATCTGCGACCCTGAGCGGCCGTCTCCGCCCCTCTCGGCCCCGTCGGGTCTCCGTGTACCGGCGGGGCTCTGCCATGCCCTCACGCGGCCTTACAGCGACACCGGCAATCGACTCGCTAGATCCGGACTGACAAGACCCATATCGAAGGGGGCCCCACGTGGGCACAGTCCGCACGATCTACAAGAGCGGGAGCCGGTTCTACGTCCACCCGGACCGGCGCGAGATCATCCACCCGGGCGTGACGTCCGTGATCGGGATGCTTCCGAAGCCGTTCCTACAGCGCTGGTCGGCGAACATGGCCGCTGAGTTGGCCGTCGACTCGATCGACTTCCTTGCCGACATGGCGAGCCGTGACCGGGACGGCGCGATCAAGTACGTTGCCGGGGCCGCTCACCGGTACACGAAGCACCGTGCCGACGTCGGCAGCAAGGCACACGACCTGTTCGAGCGCATGATTCGAACCGGGGCTTTCACGGCTCGCGACAGCAAGGGCGATTTCCTTGCCCACGTTCACCCGGACATGGAGCCGTACCGCGCGCACTTCGCTGAGTTCCTGAGCGTGGTCAATCCGGAACTCGTCCGCGCGGAAGACGTGGCCTGGTCGGACACTCACGGATACGCCGGGAGCTTCGACGCGATCCTTCGCGTGTGGCTCGACGACCAGGGCAAGCCGACTCCGGACCACTCCGGCGTGCCTCACCTTCTGATGGTCGACTGGAAGACCAGCAAGGGCACGTATCCCGACGTGGCGTTGCAGATGGCCGCGTACGCGCGCGCTGACTTCCTGATCGACCCCGAAGGCAACACGGAGCCGATGCCGGAATTCGACGGGGCCGCAGTTCTGCACATCACGCCGGACGGGTGGGAGTTCAAGCCGGTACGGATCGACGACGAAGTGTTTGAGATCTTCCTCAACCTTCGCCGGATCTTCGATTGGGACCGGACCGTATCGAAGTCCGTTCTCGGCCGTGCCATCGCGAAGGCTGTCCGGCTCGTCACCGGTACGCAGCGAAGGGCGAAGTGATGCGCGCGTACGCCGGGCAATCGACTCGCTAGCCCCGGAGTGAGACCGGGCAGGAAGCCGGAGCGTGGGCAGAGAGAAGACGCCGGAAGCGGCTGATGAGACATGCCCGCGTGACCCTTCCTCCCCGGTCTCCTCAATCGACTCGCTCAGGGGAGACCGTATGGCGCTCGACATTTGGAAGACCGACCCGGACAACAAGCCCGCTCCGCGTGAGGACTACTCCGACGACACCGTTGGCCGGTTCCACTCCGGCTACATGGAGCACGACGAGAAGACCGGCAAGAACTACCCGGCTCCGCTCGACGAGTGGCGCGTGTCGACCGGCGACATGACGGCTGCGAAGGCCGTTGCGGAACTGTTCGGGGGCTCTCCCGTCGAGAACGAGGAGAGCGCGAACGAGAACTTCATTGACGTCTACACGTCGGCGACGAAGGTTCCGGTCATCATCGAAGCCGACGGCATCGAGTCGGACATGAAGCAGTGGGTCAACGGGAAGCTCGTACACCACTGCACCGGGACGAAGTTCCTGAGTCACCCGAGCAATGACAAGCTCGTCGGCCAGTCGTGCGGGTGCCCGGAGCTGTTCGCGGAGCGTAAGCAGGCTGCGCGCGATTACATGGGGCCGAACCCTTCGATCTCGGTGACGTTCCGGCTTGCCGACGACGAGCCCCTTGGCAACTTCAAGTTCGTCACGGGCTCGTGGACGCTCGCGGCCGTTCTGCACGAAGCCGAGAACGCGCTTGAGACGGTCGGTGCGGGCGGTCCGGTGCTCGCGTACATCGAGCTTGAGCCCGTCTCGTACGTGGCGAAGAAGGGCAAGATGAAGGGTCAGACGGTCGAGTACACGAAGCCCGTCATCCGGATCGTCAAGCCCTTCGCTGCGGCCGTGACCGACGGGGACGGCGACGAGTGAGCAAGCTCGACCAGGCGGAGCCGTACGACTGGCCGACAGCCCTTACCGGGGCCGAGGACGAGACGGTACGGGCTCCACTGTGGACATTCCCGCCGGAAGCCGCGAAGGCCGTCATTCACGAGCGCCGCGTTCGGTTCGGTTTCGATGACGACGGCGACAGCAACTAGGACGACTCAGGGCCGGACGGTTCCCAGTGCGGGCACTGTCCGGCCCTTCGTTGCGTTCAGCCCCCTCAATTTGAGTGGGCTAGGAGGGGTGACCGTGGCCAACCCGAACAAGAGCAAGGGGACGAAGTGGGAGAGCGACGTTCGCGACTACCTGAACGAAGCTCTCGGGCTCGCCGTGAAGGATGCGACCGGCAAGCTCCGGCTCGTCGATATCTTCTCGCCGTTCAACGTGCGCCGTGCGGCTCAGGAAGGCGCGAAGGATGTCGGCGACGTGCACGCCGTGCCCTTCGTCCTTGAGTGCAAGGACGTTGCGCAACCGGCCGTTCCGAAGTGGCTCCGGCAGGCACGGACCGAAGCCGGGCATGCGGGCTTCCCGTACGGGGTCGTCGTGCACAAGACGCGACGCGTGGGCACGCGACAGGGGCGCGTTCACTTCCCGGTCGACACGTGGACTCAGGTACGCCGTGCCCTGGGGCTGTCGACGGCCGACATGCGGAAGCGGTACGGCTTCACGCCGGTCACGCGCGGGCTCGACACGGACCGGTGGTACGTCACGACGGACGTCGGGAACTTTGCCGACGTGCTCTTTGCCGTACGCGCACTTCGTGACGCTGAGTAAAAATTCGCCCGATGCCGGCACGTCGTGAATGCGGACAGAAACGGACATTGACTCTTCCGCGGTAGTCACTTTCTGTGTTCACGGCTTTGCCGGGCAATCGACGCGCTCTCGCCGGAACGACGGAGAGAGAGGAGAAGCCGACCATGGACTTCGCGCTGTTGCTTGACCGCTTTGCCGACGTGCGCGAGCACGCTGACGGGGGCTATCTCGCGACGTGCCCGGCACACAAGGACTCACGTCCGTCGCTGCGTATCTGGCGCGGTGAGAACGGCAAGGTTCGCTTCTCGTGCCGTGCCGGGTGCGAGACGAATAACGTGCGGAAGGCCGCGCGGCTCAACTGGGCAGACCTGTTCGACACGACCGGCGAAGGACGGACGGTACCGGCGGAGAAGCCTGTACTCGTCGGCACGGCCCAGACGGCCGCGCTTGCGTCGTACGTGGACGCTACGTCGGTTGCCCTGGGTACCTGGGGCGAGACGTGGCCCGACGCTGCCCGGCGGTACGTCGCTGACCGCTTCGGGCTCGACGCGGACACGGCCGCTGAATTGCTGTTGGGTGTCGACGACGGCCGCGTACCGGGGCTTGAGTACACGGACGCTCAGGGGACGTCACGTAACTACCGTTCGCGCCCCTTCCGTCAGTTCCCCCGGCTCACGGTGCCGCTGAACGACTTCCGGGGAATCCCCCGGGGCTTGCAGGGCCGTGACCTAACCGGCCGGTGCCCCGGACGGTGGCTGTCTCTGAGCAACCCCGACGGCATGCGTTGGGCACCGTACGGCGTTTTCAGGGGCTCCGGCGGGTACGGGGTCACCCTGGTCACGGAAGGACCCGGAGACGCGCTCACAGCCGTTTCTGTCGGCTACGACGCGGTTGCCGTCCGGGGTGCGTCACTCGTCAACAACCCTGAGCTTGTGCGGGAGCTTGCCGAAGGACTCCGGGGCACTCAGGTGATCGTGGCCGGTGACAACGACACGGCCGGTAACGGGTTCACCGCGCGGCTTGTTGAGGGGCTGTCCGCTCACGGCATTGAGGTGTACGCCCTGAGCATCCCTCAAGCCGGTTGGGATCTCACCGACTGGCGAGTGTCCGACCCTGAGTCGTTCGCCGACGTGCTTCACCGTGCCGTGAAGAACGCTCAGCCTGCCCGGTCGGCCGTCGACAGCGAGAACCACGCCGTGAGCACTGCGGTTGCCGACAGGACCGGGGCCGACTTCGTTTCCCGGGATCAGGGCATGGAAGCCGCGCGCATGCTCGGGGAGCTGACGAAGCGCTACGGCGAGACACACGCGATCAATGCGTACGCGCTCGTCGCATGGACCGACGGCCGGATCAAATACGCAATCGGTCTCGGCTTCTTCGTATGGAACGGCCGCACCTGGGACAAGAGCGCAACGAAGGTCCGGCAGGAAGTACACAGGATGGGGGCCGCGCTTGCCCTTGCCGGTGAGACGGCAGCCGCGAAGGGCTTCCTGAACACGACTGGTATCGACTCGCTCATGACTGAGCTTCGCTCCGTCCCGAGTGTGCACGTCGAAGCCGACGCGTTCGATGCGAAGCCGCACCTGTTGAGTTTCCGCAACGGGGTTGTCGACCTTCGGTCCGGCAGGCTCCGGAAGCACGACAAGAACGACATGCTCACGGTCTCGCTGCCGGTCGACTACGACCCGACGGCGAAGGCTCCCCGATGGGAACAGTTCCTCACTGAGATTTTCCCGGGAATGCCGGATCTCGTCGACTACATGCGTCGGCTGACCGGCTACGGAATCACGGGCAGCACGAGCGAACAGTGTTTTGCCGTGCTTCACGGAAAGGGGGCGAACGGCAAGAGTGTCTTCACGGACGTTCTGACGACGGTCTTCGGCCCGATCACGACGACGACCCCGTTCGCGACCTTCGAAGACAAGGGGAGCGGCGGCATTCCGAATGACCTTGCCGCGCTTCGCGGCGCTCGTCTCGTCATGGCTTCTGAGGGCGAGTCCGGCAAGGCCATGTCGGAAGCGGTGCTCAAACGCGTCACGGGCAAGGACAAGGTCACGGCACGCTTCCTGAGACAGGAGTTCTTCACCTTCGCGCCGACATTCCTGATCATGCTCGCCACAAACCACCGACCGAAATTCCGGGGGCAGGATGAGGGCTTGTGGCGACGCGTGAAGCTGATTCCATACACGCGCTACTTCGCCCCTCACGAGCGCGACTACAACCTTGACCGGAAGCTACTTGCCGAGACTCCCGGGATCGTGGCATGGGCCGTGCGTGGCGCTGTCGAGTGGCACAGGGACGGACTGAGAGACCCGGACGTGATCACGTCGGCAACACGGGAGTACCGGGAGACGAGCGATGCTCTCGCCGGTTTCTTCCCGGGCGTGCTCATCCTCGCTGAGGACAACATCATGCCCGGCGACGACGCTTACAACGCTTACAAGGATTGGTGCGAAGCCGAAGGCTTGCAGTCGCGCGAGGTGTGGACGCGGCGCACCTTTTACAGCGCCATGGAAGAGCGCGGTATCGGAAAGAAGAAGACGAACAAGGGTGTCGCCCTGATCGGCGTGCGCGACGCGTCGGCACCGGATGCGGCCGGACCCGGGATCTTCGCTCAGTAGCTCAACAACTCAACAACCACCCGACGGGCTCAGCCCACTCAATTTGAGTGAGCTGGGCCCTTTTCTGTTTGGGGGACCATTGCAGACCTACCGACACCGCGTTGCCGACGATGTTGTTGAGATCCGGATTCCCCGGGACGACCACGACCTTCGTGAGTTCATGTCGTGGGTGCAGCGTGCGACACTCCGGGGCCCGATCACTGTGGACACGGAGACGACCGGGCTCGACATTTTCTCTACCGGCTACCGGCTCCGAACGATTCAGTTCGGTGACCGGGACACCGCGTACGTCATTCACTGGGAACGCGGGGGCCGCTTCGTCGAAGCCGCGCTCTTCGCGCTCCGCACGGCTCGCCGGGTGCTGATTCACAACGCGTCGTTCGACTGGCTCGTGATCGACCGTCACGCCGGTTACCCGCTGGAAGAGCTTGCGCCGAAGACAACCGATACGAAGATCAAGCTCACACTCGTCGACCCCCGGCAGCCTCAGGAAGGCGGCATAGGGACGGCCCTCAAGCCCGCTACGGCGTGGTACGTGGACCGGTCGGCCGTCGACACTCAGGAAGACCTCACGGCGGTCTTCCGGTCCCTGGGGCTCACGAAGGCAACCGGATGGGCCGGTATCCCGCTCGACCATCCGACCTACAACCTTTACGCCGGTCTCGATGTGATCTACACGGCTCGCCTTGATCCGGTTCTCACTGACGAGCTGAGCCGGTACGGCGTGCGGGAAGCGCTCGTTCAGTACGAGCACGAGATTGCCCGCATGTGCGCGATCATGCAGCGCGCCGGGATCGTGCTGGACGCCGAGTACATCGATCTTCTTCGCGTCCGACTGCGCGAGGAAGAAGAGAAGTACGCGACTCAGGCAGCGCGGTACGGGGTCGAGTCGGTCAACTCCGGCAAGCAAGTGTCGGAAGCGCTCGCTGCCATGGGCGAAGAGCTAACGGAGAAGACGGCTTCCGGGGCTCTCAAGGTCGACAAGGCCGTACTCCTCTCCCTGTCGGACCTTGACCGCGACTGGCAGCCGATCGGGTCTCGCACACCCAACCCGCTCGCCGAAGCCGTCTTGAGGGCGAAGCGCGCGGGCAAGTGGGCGACGACGTACGCCGACACCTTCCTTGAGACGGTCGACGCGGACGGCAGGATTCACCCGTTCATTCACACGCTCGCTGCCCGTACGGGCCGTATGAGCATCACGAAGCCCGCACTTCAAACGCTGCCATCGTCCGACTTCATGATTCGTCGGGCCATGCTCGCCGACCCCGGACACGTGATGCTGTCGACGGACTTCACTGCCGTCGAAATGCGCGTTCTCGCGGGGCTCGCCGACGTGAAGCGCATGAAGGAAGCCATACGCAACGGCGACGACCTTCACGACTTCACGGCACGGCTCGTGTACGGGCCGGAGTTCACGAAGCGGCACCGGAAGATCTGCAAAGTGATCGGTCTCGGAAAGATCTTCGGGGGCGGGCTCGACACGATCCAGAGACAGACCGGAGCGCCGACGGCGGAAGTGCGGTCGGCTCTCGCCACGTATGACCGGGTGTACCCGGAGATCAAGCGTGCGTCGGCACGATGGCAGCGTGAGGCACGGGGCAACGGCATGGTCGCGATATCGGCGACCGGCCGTCGGCTTCCGCTCGACCGGGACCGTGCGTACGCCGTGACCAATTACCGCGTTCAGTCGACGGCTCGTGACGTGCTGGGGCAAGCCATGATGAACATGGAAGCGGCCGGTCTCCTCGACGTGCTCAAGCTCCCGATCCATGACGAAGTGGTTGCGTCAGTCCCGAAGGGTGAGGCTGCCGACTATGCGCGCGAGTTCGAGCGCTGCATGACCATGGATCTCTTCGGCGTCCGGATCGACGCGAAGGCGGAAATCGGGGGCCGGTCCTGGGGCTCCCTGTATGGAGCCGACTTCTAGCCCCCCAGACCACTCAATTTGAGTGGTCTGAATACCGCTTCGTTCGGCATTCCGCACGACAGATCACAACAAGGTAACGGCCGTCGTTACCCGGTCCTCCCCAGGTATGAGCCCGTGTTGCGCATTGGCGCAGCGTGCATCCATGTCCGCTTTCACGAGTCGAATTCAGTGAACATGCAACGAAGTGCAGCCCCCAGCTAGGGCGGCACCTGAATTCGACGACGGCCTTGATCGAGCCCCGTCCGCATCACCCCGGACGGGGCTAGGTCAGTCGTTTCTCAAGTTCGCCATGCCATGGCGGAGCCATGCCCAAAACCGGGCGTGACCCCCGTCATTTAGCTGCATAACTGATCGGCCCCTTCCGGGCAATCGACTCGCTCACTCCCGAGCGAGACCGACCCGGAGGGACCAAAACCTTGTCTGCCACGCTCACGATTGACACTGTCCGCGAAGCCCAGGACAGCGGCCTTACCGCTACGACGGCCGTCATCAAAGCCACTGAGAGCCGAATAACCACCCTTGCCGACAAGGCTGCCCGTCGGCTCGCTCCGGCCGGTGGCGACCGCTACCGCGACCACCGTGACGAGTTCGAACAGGTCGGCCGTGTCGCCGTTTGGGAATCGCTGAGCCGCTTCCGGGGCGAGACCGTCGACAGCTTCTTTGCCTTCATGTACGCGACGGTCGAGCGGACGCTACTCGACGCCGTTCGGGACGCCCGGTACGGCAACGCCGGGGTCGACAAGGATGCGATCAAGGTCTTCATGTCCATGCTTGAGCGCGCCGACGGCGACCACGCCCTTGCCGAGAAGTTCGCTCAGTCCGTGCCCCCGAAGGGACAGAGACTCAGCGCCGACCGTGCCAACGCTGCCCGGCTCGCCTTCGAAGGTTCCCACTCGCTCGACGCTCCGCTTCCGACGGAAGACCCGACGGCTTCCGACTTCGGCACCTACGCCGACGCACTGTCGTACGAGTTCAGCTATCGCGGCCAGTACGACGTTCCCGACGACCTGATTGAGCCCGACGACCTGAACCGGGAAGACCGGCGCGTGAAGCACGCGATCGTTCACGGGATTCTCGACGTCATGGGCGACGGTCAGCGCGCCGTGATCAAGCACAGCTTCGGAATCGACGGAGCCCTGACCTTCGGGCACGGCGACAGCGGCGACGACGACGCCCTTGCCGCGTTCCTCCGAATGGAAGTGAGGAACCTTCGTCCGGCACGCTCCAAGGGGCTCAGAGGCTTCGCAAAGCGCTACGTGAAGGCCGTTGCCCACAACGACGAGAAGGTTGCCGACGAGCTGACCGAAGCCGCTGAGCGCAACCTGAGCGCCGGTGGCCGGAAGTGACACAGCCGCGCGGAACCGTGTGGAACCGTGCCGGACGGTACGGGCTCGCCTATTCGGTCGCCCTTGAGCTTCGGTCACGGCCATGCGATATCTGCGGCACGGAGCCGACTCCCGAGATCCCTCACGGGGTCGACCACTGCCACGGTACGGGGCGCGTCCGGGGCGTTCTCTGCCGCTCATGCAACTTGGCCCTCGGGCACTTCAAGGACGACCCGGAACGCGCCCGGAAGGCCGCTCTCTACCTCAGCAAGACGGACACCGATTACCGGCGCGTCGACCGACAGGCAATCGACTCGCTACCCCCGGACTGAGAGAGCCGGACGAACGGGAGAGAACGCATGGCGACTTACCGACTGCCCCAGGGTGGAAGCGTTCAGGCGAGCGCAACGAACGCCGGTACGGAATTCGTGACACGGAACGCCGACGGCGACGTGATCGCGTCCGTGACGCTGCCCTTCGTCGAAGCGAAGCCGGTCGTCGACACCCTTCGCGGGCTCGACGCACTCACGGGCTGCCTGAACTTCGGGGCGCACGTGAAGGCAGTGATCGCCCCTTGGTGAGCCACCCTTCCGGGCTCGCTGAGTGGCAAGTCCGCTTCGCCCTGAACATGCTTCACGCCGGACAGAGGAGAGAGACGAACATGATGCGAGTCACCAGCGAAACGAAGGCCGTTCTGACCGGGCAGAACGGACGCGTCGTCGGCTTCACGAAGAGCGACGAGCCGGGACTTGCCTCGCTCGCCATACCGAACGACCGGGCACAGCTCAACCCGACGCAACTCCGGGAGCTTGCCGCATGGGCGAACGAGACGGCGGCCGAGATCGAGCGTCAGCGCAAGACTCCGCTCCGGCCGGACTCCCGGACCGAGTGGCTCGCGGCCGAGAAGCTGATTCGCCGGGGCATGGCGTAACCGGCGACGACTCCGGACCCCTCAGCCCACTCAAATTGAGTGGGCTGCAATACCCCCTCAGGCTTGGAGAGATCTTGCAGCACGTGAAGCCCGTCACCCTTGCCACCGCTGCCGTAATCGCCGGAGTGCTCACGATCGCCGGGTGTTCGTCCGGGGGCGACGGGCGTGAGTGCGTCGACTACGACACCATCACGACGACCGTCGGCTTCTCCGTTCCGCGTCCCGCTCCGGTTCCGCGTCCGGCTCCCGCTCCGGCTCCGCGTCCGAACCTGAACAAGCCCGCGACCCCGAAGAGCCCGACCGCCCCGAAGAAGCCGAGCACGCCGACCGCCCCGGTACCCGGAACGCGTCAGCATGTCGTGTGCGACGAGTGGTCCGACAGCTAGTCCGCGAAGCACGAGGAGAGCCCCTTGCCGAAACCGGTGAGGGGCTTTTTTCGTATCCTCTTGCCTACTCAATTGAGTTGTCTGTACGGTGGCGCTTCACCACGAAGACAACGAAGGGGAACACGATGACGGTCACACTGACTCTCCCGGGCGCAATGGTCGACTTCCTTGAGGGTGCGTCGATTTGGGACGAGAAGAACGACGCCGACTCCGTTGCCACGTGCGACGCGATCCGCGCGGGCAAGGTCCGCCGGTACGGCAAGGGCTACACGCTCACGATGGAGGTCACGAAGCCTGTGGCCGACGTCATCGGCAGCTATGCCGACACACTGTGCTCCTTCACGGCCGAGGAAGCGTCGACCACGGAGCGCAAGGCTGGACGCACGACCGTTGACCGGATCGACGCTCTCACGTTTCCGAAGCCGGAGCCGGTTGCCGACGAGAGCCCGGAGGAAGCGGCCGTTCGCCGGTCGGTTGACGCGGCCTTCCCGGTCGTGGCTGCCTTCCTTGCCGACGAGCGCACGAAGGCCGACGGCGCGAAGTACACGGTCGGCGACGAACTCACCTTCCAGCCCACCCGGAAGGACACCTTCATTCCCGCCAACGTGGGCGTCGTCGTCACGAAGGTCGTCGACCATGGGCCGGAAGCGGAATTCCACCCGGGCGGACGCTTCACGTACGTCGTACAGATTTCCGGCATCGAGAACGCCACTCAGGGGGCCGGAGAAGCTGAGCTTGAGCCGGTTGCCGACGAGACGGGAACCCCGGACGGCGCCCACCCGGACCCGATAGACTCACCCAAGGTCGACGACAAGGGAGAAGCGGCCATGACGGAGACGAAGAAGGCTCGCCCGAAGACGAAGGCCGCGCGCCGTATCGAGCCGGGAGACTGGGTCGTTTTCGGGAACCTTGCCTACAACGTGCATGCGGTCGAAGTCACCGAGGAAGACGGGACCGTATTTCTCGCGATCGGGCACGCCGGGACCGAACTCAAGCTCAATGACCGCGTGACCATGCACTACGACGACTGACCCGGCTCAATCGAGACGGCCCCCGCTCCGGCGGGGGCTTTCTTGCTTCCGGCCCACTCAAATTGAGTGGGCTGAATTCACAAGCTCACAAAGAGCACAGCATTCACACAGGAAGCAAAGGTTCCGTGCATATTCATTCGAACGGGTGTACGGTCGATTGCGCCTGGTGAGCAGGGGGTGACCGGGTGTGACGCGTGAGCCGGTTGGGTTCACGTCGCTGGCTAGATCATGACCAATGCATGACCAAAGATCGAGGGGGATATGTGAACGGGGAAGGATCGCCGACTGTCGAGCTTCGCGTTGAGGTGCCGTTGCCTCAGGAAGGGGGCGGGTGGGGGTGGCATGCCGACCGGCGAGTGTCTCCGGCCGGACATGAGCCCGTGTTCAGCCGACACGACCTGTTGCGCGTAATGCTGACGTACGGGGTGATCGTCGCAACGCTCTTCGCGACCGCCGGACCGTCGGCGTTCCGCGTCACAGCGTGGGAGATCCACACTCGCCGGACGGTCGGCGCGTACAGCTTCCGATGGGACGCCGACCGGGGCCGGTACATGCCCGAAGGCGACCCGTTCGTGATCTGGGACAAGTACAGCGACCGGATTGCCGCCGGACTCAAGGGCGGACACATCCAACCCGCTGCCGTCGCCGACGAGCCTTCACATACTCGTGTCAGTCACGAGCCCCAGGAAGCCCGCCAACGGCCCCAGGTCGAGCCCGGAACACTCCCGCAACCGAAACCCCCACGGGCCAGTCAGGAACGCGCTCAGGACCGTGTCAGGGAGCGCTACAGCGAGCCGTCGACCGACGAGCCGCGAACCCGCTGCCGGTAGGCAATCGACCCGCTCACTCCCGAACGAGAGATCTCAACTCGTTCTAGGAGTAGGCAACTTGGGAACACGGAAGAGCATTCGCAACGCCCGGTGGACGCTGACCGGCGGACGCTGGTTCCTGATCACCGGACTCGTCTTCTACTCGGCCATGACGACCACTCCCTTCGTTTCCCGTCACAGCGAATGGGAGTGGTCGGGGTGGGTCCTGGGCCTGATCGTCGACGTGGCTTTCATCATGGCCTTGTCGGCGGAGTCGACCCTTGCCCGGCACGGCGTGACCAGTCTCGGCCGGTGGCCGGTGGCGTTCCGCTGGACGACCGGACTCGCATCGACCTTCCTGAACGTGTGGCTCAGCATCGAACGCCGCGATTGGGTCGGCGTGATCGTCCACGTGATCGCTCCGGCGCTCGTGATGCTGCTCGCCGAAGTCGGGCCGGTCTACATGGCAGCCCTTGCCGACGCGGAGCGACGAGCCAACAAGGCCGACGCGTTCGCCGAACAGTTCCGTGCGGCCATGGCGGACCCCAACGCGGTCACGGTGCTGCCACCCCTCACGGAGCCCGTGACGGCCCGTATGACTTACATGGGGCCGGAGTTGACCCCTGTGGTACCTGAACCACCGGACGAGCCGGAGACAGGCGCTCAGCCGGTCGACGAACCCGTTGCCGACGAGCTGCCGGACGACGAGCCGGTTGCCGACGACGAGCCGACGGCCGACGAGCCCGTTCAGCTCCCGTTGCCGAAGGCGCGGCTGAGCAACGCTGAGGCGGACGCGATCATTGAGAAGGCATGGCGGCACAAGGTCAGTCCGGCCGAAGCCGCTGCCGCAGCAACCCGGCATGTCCAGACCGTTCGCAAGAAGTTCGCCCAACTCGACGCGGAACTGAGCGTGTGACCCCGAAGCCCCCTGTACTGACCCACCCCGGGTTGGTGCAGGGGGCTTTCCCATGCCCACAGTGCGTTACCGAAAGCGAAACCGCGGCGCCCGGCATGTCCGTTTCACCCCCTAGAAACCTGTGCCGGCTCGGCACTTTTGGTCACTCAAAGTGAAACCCGATGAAGCGGGACAGCAAGAAGCCCCGACTTTCCTAGCGGCCAGGAAAGTCGGGGCTTCTGAGTTGGTGGACTACGCGTCGGCGTTGCGGGCGAACGCCACGAGACCGGCGAAGCCTTCGGGCGAAAGCATGAGCGTCGGACCGGCGGGGGTCTTGCTGTCCCGCACCGGAACGACACCGTGAGCTATCGCGTAAGCGGGGGACCACTCGACGCACTGCCCTTCGTTGCCGCCGCTGTACGAGGACTTGACCCACGCGGCGCGGGACAGGTCATGGGTGTTGCTCATCGGGTAGTTCCTCCATCAAAGAACGAATGAGGGTGAGCGAGGCTTCCGGCGAGAGGGCGTCGGCGCGAAGTCGATCGTAGGTCACCCTGTTCTCTGCGACCGCAGACGCGGAGTCGATCACCTGGCCAGAGACCGGAGTCTCAACGTAGAGAACCGTTGGCTCGTCCTTGAACTCCAAGAGCGTGAAGGCCAGATGCGTGGACGGGGCACCTGAGGCATAGGGGAGCACCTGAAGCGTGATGTGCGGCGACTCCGCGTCCTTGAGCAGGCTGCCTAGCTGCTCCCGCATCGTCGCCGGTCCGCCGACCGTACGCCGCAGGCAGGACTCATCCAACACACACCACAGAAGCGGGGCCGTCTTCCGGTCTAAGGCTTCCCGCCGCTTGAGCCGTCGAGCAATCTTGTCGTTGGTCGCTTCCACGCTGTCCCGGGGGCCCGAAGACCGGAAGACGGCCCGTGCGTACGCGTCCGTCTGTAGTGCGCCCATGATCAGTCCGGGGCTGTAGTCAAGGATGACGGCGGCTCGTTGCTCGTACTGGAGGTACGGCACGAACCAAGACGGATACCCCTGTTGGCTGATCCTGACCAGCAACCGCGCAAAGTACCCGCTTGTGTTGAAGAACCGGTCACAACCTTCGGCGAAGGCAGGGGACGGCAGCGCCCTCCCATTCTTCACCTTGGACACATACGGCTCTTTGTAGCCCGTAAAGTCCGCTAGCTCACGTTGGCTGGCTCCCTTGTGCTCTAGCGCTGCCTCCAACTCTCGCCCGAACCACTCAAGGCCGTTCTCGGGCTTGGCCGGTTCATCGCTCACTTGTTCAACTCACCCGTCTTTCCAAATGCGTTGGAAACCCCTTGACACTGTCGAGCCTACGCGTCGGCCCGTCATGGTGTGAGTAGGAAGTCACACAGAGCAGCGAGACGCGAAGGGCACGGCAACCGACCATGACCAGCACCACCACCAGGACCACACGCACGCCGGACGACGTGGCGCAGCTGGTCGAGCTACAGCGGGAGTTCGGCGACTGGGCCTTACTCGGTTGGCGACCGTGCGGCGGCTTCGCTGACCCCGACAAGCTCGACCTTCACCGCGTGCAAGCCGGGCTTCAGAGGTTGCTGTCATGAAGCCTGCCGTTGGCACCACAGCGAAGGACGAGCGGAACGGTCGCGTTGGTCGCGTCATGGGACACGTCGGCGGACTCGTCCAACTCCGGCCCCTGCAAGGTGGGCGGGAATGGGACGTCCCTCCTGCGTCCGTCGAATCTGTTGATCCTTCCGAAGCTCTGAGTTCCGCCCTCGCTGAAGTCAATGCCCGTAGCGCGGGGGCGATTTGATGACCGCCGGAAAATTGCTCCGCTGGGTTCCCTTCACGACTCGGCAAGACCCTGCCGTTGAACCCGAATACTCCGCAGCGTGCGTATCGGGGGCCGAAGAAGCCTGCGGTGTGAAATCCGAGACACACAACAATCCCACCGACGTTGATGACTGGATGAGAGGACACATGAGGGAGACCGGGCACATGCATTTCAGGCGCCGGTTCGATGACTTCGCGGAGCTGACCGTTGAGGGTCTTCCGACGGACCTTCAACCGGCCCGTGTCGAGCGGGTGAGGACATGAGGCGGATTCCTTACGCCGCTCAGTGGATTGGCCTAGCGGCAATTATTACGCTCAGCGCAATGTGTGGCTTCGTTGCCGGTGCCTTCGTCGGCATGGCGTAGATGCTGGGAACCCTTTTCATGGAATGTGGCGCACTACTCGACGTGCCGGAAGGTATGCGTGATGCGGCTCTCGGGATGACTGCCAGCGCGACCACCAGGGACGCATTCCCGGAATTCGTAAAGTGCGAACTCGACCCTCACCGGTACGGCGAGCACGCGGCCCCACTATGGGACATCGACCCGGCAGAGAACGACGGGGCGATCTGGATCGCATGGGGTGCAAATGGCAGTGACATCACAGTCCAGATCCGAAGTTACTGCCCTTCGAAAAGCCCTTCAAAAGAAGACGCCTGTTGGCTGCACGACACACACAGGGGAGGCCACACATGGGAGCGCTACGAGTAACCCAATGAGTGACGACAAAATGGGCACCCGCGCGTTATACGACCAAACGCTAATTGCGGCCGAGGAGTTAACCGACCCTGAACACACCAGCGGCCTCACGACCATAGCAGCTTGGAAGGCTTCGGCAACATGCCTAGCACTTCTCGTAGTAAACCTGAATGCCGCACTGACCGCAGGTGGCACGTTTCCCACCGAGTGGGTCATAGGCGGCTTCACCGAAAACATTCCGAACGAAGACGAGTGCCCCTAATACTCCGTCCCTGCCGGACGGAAACAGTTTCCGTTCCCCCACGGTAATTGGTGATCCCGGCAGGGACGGGCAAGCCCCGCCCCGGTGGATCAATTCACTACGAACCCTTAGGACAGGTCGAGTGCCGCCGGGGCGGGCCCCTAAAAGCCCCCTACCAAAGGAACAACACGCGTGGCTCAGAAGGCAAAGACGACGATTGCCGCCGCCCTGGGACGCCAGGAACGGGACTCCACGGACGCCGGGGCCGAAACCCCGAAGGAGAAGCAAGAGCAGGTGTCCACGAACCTTCACGAAAAGGCCTACCGCGAAAGGGAGCGCTGGGCAGGGGGCGAATAGACCCCCGTCCGGCTATCTGAAGACGGCGATAGCCGGACGGGTCGCAAGACGCACGACGGCGCGGAGAACGCTTCTCCGCAGAACCGATGCACCTGGAGACACTGTGAAACCGAACCTTTACGGACTCTCGACCACAGGCGCGGAGTTCACCACCTATTGCGGTGGGAACGGCGGCGACAGCGACGACGAGAGCTGTGTTCTCGCCGCGAAGATCCCCGGCACCACTGACGGCTACGTTCTCCGTAGCAACGTCTCCGGCGGCGAGGGAACCGACCTGAGGGCCGACCGGACCGAACTCCGGAACCTGGTCTTCGGCATGGCTTCGGAACTCGGTCTGATCGTCACCGACGCCACTGCCTGAGTCGGCAGTCTTGCAGCGGGCCGTCTCCGTGTTACTGGGGGCGGTCCGCCCTAATCCTGACCAAAGTGAGGAGATCCTGTGACCGTGGAATTACTCTTCCCTGACGGTGCCGACGAAGTGTTGTCGAACTGGCCCACCGAGCCGAAAGCGTATGCACGAGGACGCACCGAGTTGGACAGGATCATATCTCTTCAGACGTTTCACGAACTGATCGACGAGAACTGTCTAGCGCCGAAGAACGTAGCTGTCGTTAAGGACGGTCAAGCCGTCCACCCCGGCCGCTATACGACCATCAACGGCGAAGAGGTTATTCCTGGGCGACTCCGGAAACTCCTCAATGACGGTCACACGATCAGCTTCCGGAACTTGCAGCAACGAATCCCCTTCCTTGCTCGGCTCTCACGAGATCTCCAAGAGGAAATTGGATACCCGAACCACATAAGCGGCTATCTGACTCCACCAGGGGCACAAGGCCTTAAGCACCACTGGGACGCATTCACGGTCTTCGTCGTGCAGCTATCAGGTTCCAAGGTGTGGGACCTATTCAATCCCGTGATCGACTCCCCCTTGTTCGGCTACCCTCAGTTCTCAACACCCGTTGTAGGTTTCACAGAGGAACAACGAGCCCGCTTTGCCGCTGGCCCACCAGATCACCAATTCACCTTGGTGCCGGGAGACACCTTAATTGTCCCCAGGGGAACAATTCACAGCCCCCGCGCGGCCGGAGCAGAAGAAAGCTTCCATCTCACCTTCGCCCTCAAAGAACGCTCTCGACTATGGCTCGCCGAACAACTCGTTGGGCTAGTCGTCGACAGCCCCGCCTTTCGTATGGAGGTTTCCCCGCGCCTTCTGACGGGGGATCTTGAGAGCCAACTGACTTCGACCAGGAACGAGCTAGTCGCCTTCCTCAACGACCTAGACCTTCAGAGTGCTGCCGACCGCATCCGGACAGCCGTTCTGCCCGAGAAGCCCTGACCCATGGACAGTTCCGGTAACCTGCATGGTCTGGCAGACGGCGCAGGGAGAGCGATGTTGGAAACCGACGACAGTAGGCCGAAGTTCTGGCAGGACGACACGACGCATTGGCATGCTTGCGCATGGATGGGACACGAAAACCCCAGGGACAGCGAGCGAAACCAGAACACAGGAAAGATTCCTCCCCTGGTGATCGCTCAGTGGCTGGCAAAGCGATCAGATGCCTTTGACGGGGTCTTTGATCGCGATCTCGAAGGACGCAAGGCCGCGCTCGATTGGATGAGGGAAGGCGGAGAAGAACAGGTTCACTTGGACGACGCCGCGTTCCCTCTCGCCGCTCGACTCGAATACGTTGAAGACGATTTGAAGCGCGGTGCAGACGTGGTCTGGGGCTACTACTCCCAGAAACAGCGGTACGTCTCCCGGGTGCTGATTGCCTGCCCGAGACCCGGCGCGTCATGCCCAACCCGAAGGGCCTGAGGGCCCATTGATCGCCCCGTCCGTGCGTCGTTCCCCCGTGGCGCATGGGCGGGGTTCCGCTCCCCGAAGCGGATCGCAGTGCTAGCGTGCACACCACAACAAAACAAAGTGGCCCCATCAGGACTCAGAGTGTTGGTCGCACTCTGCTGACGGGGCCGTGACGACACCACTTTGAGGAGCTGTCGCCGTGCGCAACTCTATCGCGCGCGCCATCCTGGCGTGCCTTCGCATGTTCCTGGTCGCTGTGCTGCCCCCGAAGGGCAAGCACCGGAGCGGTCACACGGAGCCCGTAGCGGCTGCCGACACGGACACGCTGACCCTTCGCGTAGTCCAGCCTCCCAAGCCTCCCCGAAGCCCGTACGCGGCCTACAACGCCACCCCGAAGCCCCTCAGGGGTGAAGACGTCCCCCTGATCCGGCCGTACCTCGTTGCATACGAAGGTCTTCAGAGCGTCCGCGCGGAGCGTCGTGCAGCCGCTGAGCTGGCCACGCTCGGAATCGACATAGGGCCCTACGTGATCCACGGGCGACGGCTCCCGGCCTGATCAACGCGCTTGACCTAGCCCCGTCCGGCCAGCAACCGGGCGGGGCACTCTCAGACCACCCGCTTGCATGGTTACGCAAGACACCCGCCCGGGTGTTTCGCCTAGCCATTCAGGCAACCGACTCGCTTGAAGGCCAACGTGAGACAGCTGACGTGCATCATCTACATCCGACTTAGCCGTGACTCCGACGAGTCCACTTCTGTAAAGAGCCAAACCGCAGCGTGCGAGGAATACGCGGAGCGCAACGGGTGGCGAGTGCTCTTCGTTGCGGAAGACGTAGACGTGTCCGGTGCCTCACGTCTCGAAGACCGTGAGGGCATGGGCAAGGTACTCGCGGCACTCGACAAGGCCGATTACGTGCTTGCCGCGAAGCTCGACCGGTACGCCCGGAGCGTGTTGGAGTTCTCGCGTCTCCTCAAGGCGACCGAAGACAACAGCGCCACGCTCATCACTGCCGACGGCACGCTGACCCCCACAACTTCGAAGCTCGTCGTACACGTCCTTTCCGCATTCGCAGAGTTCGAGCGGGACCAAATCAGAACACGAATCCTCACCAGCAAGGAGCAGTTGCGCACCGAAGGCCGCTGGTTGGGCGGTCTCGCCCCGTACGGGTACCGAATCGTCAAGCGCGACGGCGGCAAATACCTTGAGATAGATGAGGACGCGGCGAAGGTTCTTCGCGACATTGCCGACAAGCTCATGAACAAGGGCAAGTCACTGACCAGCATCATGCATGACCTGAACACGCGCGGCGTTCTCTCCCCTGCCGATCACGCCCGGAAGCGCGACGGCCGGAAGGTACGCGGAACAAAGTGGAGCACCACAACGCTTCGCGACGTGCTCATTACGCCTGCCGTCCGTGGATACCTTTGCCAAGCCCCCGCAGACAAGCCCCGTTGCGCGGAAAACCTTGTGCCAGTCCTCAACGCAAAGGGCGAGCCCGTTCAGGTTGGGCCGGAACTCTTCGATGCCGCAACACACGACACGATTAAGGCCAAGATCAAGACTCGCAGCGTCGGTAAGGGCGCGCAGCGCTCGGGTAAAGCATTGCTCTTGCACGTGGCAGAGTGCTCGGATTGCTCGGGACCGATGTACCACCAAAAGCGAGTAGTCAAGGGAACGGACTACTCGACTTACCTTTGTCAGAGTGGTGTCGGCAAGAAGAGCGCGCACCCGTCGAACATTGTGAAGGCAAGCGGCATCAACCAGACCGTAGAAGCTGAGTTCTTGAAGCGGTTCGGTTTCTTCGGGTGGCTCCTGGAAGTCGTACACGAGGGACGCGACGTAGCGCGGGAGATCCGAGAGACGGAAACCAGCATTGACAACTTGAGCGGCAATCTCGAATCGCTACCCGCCGGGGGCCGAAGCGCTAAGCGGATCACGGGGCAGATCGGGGAACTTGAAGAGAAGCTTGCCGCGCTTGAGAAGGAAGCCGCGAAGCACACTGACGGGCCTAAGTCAGAGTGGGTGAAGACCGGGCGCACAGTGGCCCAGGAGTGGGCAGAGAGGGACACAGACGGCCGTCGAAGCATGCTCAAGGACTTCGGGGCGGTAGCGACCGTCACACCCCTCCCGAAGGCCGCTGAACGGCGCTACAGCGACGCACGGGTGACCGTCACCTTCGAGGGGCCGGAGTGGTGGCGCGACGACCCGGCAGCGGGAGAGCTGGCCGCGATCGAAGCGATTGAGCTTGCCGCGTGAGCTGACCACATCATGTGATGCTCGTCACAGATCAACATTCAGCCACGGACCATGCAACAGCGAAGGGGGCCGATCCTTCCGGGTCGGCTCTCTCCTTTTAGCTTCGAACTGTTAGTTAGCCTAACTAGTGATGAACGCCTTGCCGACGCATCCGCTCCGCACCCCATCTGACCTGGGGTTTGTGATGAAGTGACGATTCTTGACCATGTTCAGGTACCCCATAAGGAATCCCTAAGGGAAAGCCGGAGTCGAGTCCGTACCGTCACTTCGTCACCGCTGTCGGCTCGCTGCCCTCACATGGCTCGACCACGCCGGGCAATCGACTCGCTCACACCGTAGACACGGGCAATCCACTCGCTAGATAGGGAGTGAGAGAGGGAGTACCGCGCACCCTTCCGGCTCAGTGCCATTCGGCGGACTGGCCTCCCTTCTCTCTCGGTGCATGCTCCCCGGTGGCCACTCTCCGGCCCTGGGTTCTGAGCGTGCACCTTGCCTCCCTAGCTCAGTCTGGCCAGAGCACGCCTTTCGTAATGGCGGGGTCGGCGGTTCAAATCCGTCGGGGGGGCTCTCTTGAGTACTTCCAGCCCACTCAATTTGAGTGCGCTGGATTCGCGTAAGGGCAGGGGGGGGTGACATGCGCACCCGGTGCATTGACTGTAGGGGGTGGGCTACCCACTCCGGCCGGTGCCACGTGCACCACAAGGCTTACGAGAGTGCCCGCTCAGTGCAGTCGCACAGCAAGCGCCGTGAGGCCATTGCCCGTGGGGATAACGCTGCGGCTCGCCTCCGTAAGGCTGTGCGTGCCGCGATCAGGACCGTCGGCTTTGTCGAGTGCGCCACCTGTCGCGGTCACTTCCTCGGCTCTCAGGTTGACGTCGATCACATCACGCCCCTTGCGAAGGGTGGCGAAGACGTTGACGGCAACGTTCAGGTCTTGTGCAAGCGATGCCACAAGGTCAAGACGCGTGCGGACTTCCCTTCGAAGACTCCGCCGTTCTGAGTCGGACGGGTGGGGAGAGCGGTTCGAAAGTTCGGACCGCAAGCCCTCAGCGATCCCGGCCCCAGCTCGGAAAACGCGCGCTGGATGTGACGCCGGACCCCGGCCCCCCAGGACTCAAATCCCTTGCGGTTACTGGGCAAGGCCGCTGTCGACCCCCGGAGAAAGGCACCCGCTAAGGGGTGGTTAAGACCCCCGAAGGTGGTGTGACGTGACCCGTAGCAAGTCCCCGGACGTGCGGACCGGTAACGCGTCGTACGCCGACGAGCCGGTTGCCCCGGTCGTGTACGAGGGTCGTGCCCCCCGAGTGCCGGTTCACCTCAAGGCCACGGGCCGTGATGTATGGCGGAACGTGTGGGCTGCCGGTTCGGGTGCATACTCCCCCGAGACCGACCGGAACATCATCCTGAGGTATGCGGAGCTTCACGACCGGCGAGCCGAGTTGCTCGACCGCGTTGAAGCCGACGGCTACCTGTCTGAGGGCTACTCCGGGCAGCCGGTTGCGCACCCGCTCTTGCGCTATGTCGAGAGCACTGAAAAGGAACTCCGCAGCATCGAGACCGTCATTGGCTTCACGCCCGAAGCGCGCATGCGCCTAGGGATCGTCGCCGCTGAGGCTCGGAAGGTTGCTGCCGGTCCCGAAGACTTCTGATCGGGGGTGACCGGTGAGCAAGCTCGACCCGGTCATTGCCCGGCACATTCCCGCGAACGCGCCGTTTCCTTCTGAGGGTTACCGCGTCGCGAAGTGGATTGAAGAGTTCGCGTACTTGACCGGCTCGTTCGCCGGGCAGCGCTTCAAGCTCTTGTCGTGGCAGCGGGATCTACTCGTTGACGCGTACCGTCTCGAACAGGATGCGTTCGGCCGGTGGAAACGCAAACACCGAATGGTGGTTGTGTGCATCGCGCGCAAGAACGGCAAGAGCACGATTGCCGCCGCGATCATGCTGTACCACCTGATCGCCGACAGAGCTGACGCTCAGCGACAGGTAATCGCCGCAGCGAATGACCGCAATCAAGCGCGCATGGTCTTCGACGCTGCGAAGCAAATGGTCAAGGCTTCCCCGAAGCTGTCGGCCGTGTGCGACGTGCAGCGCGACGTGATCCGTTACAAAGACTGCACGTACCGCGTCGTGTCGGCGGACGCCGGACGGCAACAGGGTCTCAACCCGTCGGCCGTTTCGCTCGACGAATATGCGTTCAGCAAGAACGCCGACCTGTTCGACGCGCTGACCCTGGGTTCCGCCGCGCGCAACCAACCCATGACGCTCGTCGTGTCGACGGCCGGACCGGACCCCGACGGGCCCTTTGCCGCGCTGTGCGAGACGGGCGAGCGGGTTAACTCCGGCGAGCTGAACGACCCGACGTTGTTCTATCGGTCATGGGGTCCGCGTCTCGGAGACACGGTCGACCACACCGACCCGGAAGTGTGGAAGCGCTGCAACCCGTCGTACGAGATCCTGAACGAAGAAGACTTCCGCGCTGCCTGTCAGCGCTCGACGGAAGCAAGCTTCCGGATCTACCGGTTGTCTCAGTTCGTCCGTGGCGCGTCCACGTGGCTGCCTCACGGCCTGTGGGACTCCCTTGCAAGGGAAGACGCCCTTGAGCCCCGCGAAGCCGTCGTACTGGGCTTCGACGGCTCTTGGAAGGGCGACAGCACAGCGCTCGTCGCCTGCCGCGTGAGTGACCTTCGGGTGTTCGTGCTCGGCCACTGGGAAGCTCCGCAGGATGACGCGCATTGGCGCGTACCCATGGCCGACGTCCGCGAAGCCCTTCACGAAGCGCTCGCTACGTACAAGGTCGTCAATCTCGTCGCCGACCCGTACCGATGGGAAGAGACGCTAGACAACCTTGAGTCAGAGGGTTACCCGGTCGAAGCGTTCCCGACCAACTCTCTCAAGCGCATGGTCCCGGCGACTCAGGCCGTGTACGACGCGGCTCGTGACGGCCGCATGTCGCACGACGGCAACCCGGCTCTTGCCCGGCACATCGGTAACGCGGTGCTCCGCGAGGACAAGAACGGCGCGCGCATCACGAAGGAACACGCTTCCTCCCGCCGGAAGATCGACCTTGCCATAGCCATGATTCTCGCCGTTCACGGTGCGGTCATGTGGCGCGAGGACAACGGCGCATGGACCGAGACGGCGATTCTCGCCACATGGGAGGACAACGACGGCACGCACGTGATCGGCGGTGAAGCCGGGATGTTCGACGACTAGTCAGCGCACTCAATTTGAGTGGGCTGGAAGGGGGCCCCGGTGGGTTTCTGGTCTGACCTACTCCGCCGGGGCACGAGCCCCGCCCTTGCATCCGCTAAGGAAGCGCGGGCATGGGAGCCGTACGACCCGACGTTGTACGGCAACACTGCCGCTTCGGGTGAGCGCGTAACGACCACTCAGGCACTACAGGTGTCGGCCGTGTTCGGGTGCGTCCGGCTTCTGAGCGAGACGATTGCCACGCTGCCTATCTCGACGTACTCGCGTCGTGGTGGTGCACGCCGGGAGGTCATCTCTCCTGAGTGGCTTGAGTACCCGAACGCCGAACCCGGGGGCATGGGTCGGATCGACATTCTGTCTCAGACTGTCCTGTCCCTCCTGCTTGAGGGCAACGCGTATCTCGCTGTCCGGTGGAACGGCCCGAACATCGTCGGTCTCGACGTGCTCGACCCGTCTCGGATCGTGCCGCACATGGTCACGATCGACGGGGTTCGCCGGAAGGTCTTCGAAGCGTTCGATATCGACGACGACGGCAATGAAGTCCTGTTGGGTTGGTTCACACCCCGGGACGTGCTTCACATTCCCGCGATGATGCTGCCCGGTGACTTCTCCGGGGTGTCCCCGGTGGCGTATGCGCGCGAGTCCATCGGGCTCGCTCTTGCCGCTCAGAAGTACGGGGCGCACTTCTTCCGCAATGGGGCTATGCCGTCGGCTGTGGTTGAGGTTCCCGGAGCCATGTCGGAAGACGGGCTCAGGCGTGCGCGTGACGCGTGGCGTGTCGCCAACTCCGGTGTCGAGAACTCAGGTCGCGTCGCTCTTCTCACGGAAGGCGCGAAGTTCTCGAAGGTCGCCATGTCGCCGGACGAAGCACAGTTCTTGGAGACACGGCAATTTCAGGTTCCCGAGATTGCGCGCATTTTCGGTGTGCCGCCTCACCTGATTTCCGACGCGACGAACTCGACTTCGTGGGGCTCCGGTCTCGCTGAACAGAACATTGCGTTTTCCATGTTCTCTCTGCGCCCGTGGCTTGAGCGGATTGAGGCGGGCTTCACCCGGCTTCTGTTCGCGGAGACGGCCGACCGCATGAAGTTCGTCAAGTTCAATCTCGACGAGATCAAGCGCGGGGCTCCGAAAGAGCGAATGGAGCTGTACTCACTCGGCTTGCAGAACGGCATTTACAGCATTGACGAAGTGCGGCATGCCGAAGACATGGCTCCGCTGCCCGACGGTCTCGGCTCGACCTATCGCGTGCCGTTGAACCTGGGGGCTGTCGACGACGAGCCGGAGCCTGAGCCGAAGCCGGACCCCACTCCCCCGACCGACGAGCCAGTGAATCCGCCGGACGAGAACGAGCCGGACGAAGAGCCGGACGACGAAGGGGGAACGGATGCCTGATCTTGAGCTTCGGTTCGCGGTGAGCCCGCCGGAAGAGCGGTCGGCCGACAACGGCCTGATCGTGATGCGCGGGTACGCCTACCGGTTCAACGACCTATCTCACGACCTGGGGGGCTTCCGGGAGCGGATCGTTCCCGGGGCCGGTGCCCCGTCGCTGCGACAGAACGACGTGCTCGCCACGTTCAACCACAACGCGAACGCGCTGCTCGGCCGGACCGGTGCGGAGACGCTCCGTGTCGGCGAAGACCGTGAGGGCGGTTGGTACGAAGTCGACTTGCCCGACACCACGACCGGCCGTGACGTTGCCGTACTCCTCAAGCGCCGTGACCTTCGCGGTAGCTCGTTCACGTTCGGTGTGCTCGACGGCGGACAGCGACGCGCCGACGAAGACGATCCCGAGACCGGTCTTCCGGTTCGGGAGATCACGGCAATGAACGTCGTCGAACTGGGGCCGGTCGTGAATCCCGCCTACCCCACAACTCAGGCTTCGCTTCGCTCGATCGAACAGGCCTTGTCTATCGGGGAGTTCGCGCCCCCGGTTGAAGTGCGCGATTCCCAGCCTGCGGACCTTGTCCCGGCTTCTCACCATGCCGCGCGTGCATTGTTCCGCGCGCTTTCCAAGTAAGGAGCGTCATGGACGCAACTACCCTGAGCGCCAACTTCGAAGCGCGCGAGAAGGCGACGCACGAGCTTCGCGCGCTGACCGACGAGTTCGCGGGCAAGGACATGCCCGCTGAGGCTCGCGAGAAGGAGACGACCCTTCTCACGTCCATTGCCGACTTCGACGGCCGGATCAAGCGCGGTGTCGAGTTCCTCAAGGCCAACGACGGTGTCTCGGCTCTCATGCAGGGACTCAAGGGGACCGGCGAGAAGCGCGACACTGACAAGCTCGCTGAGGCTGCGGCACAGCTCCGCTCTCTGGGCGGTGAGTCCGGCATGGGCAAGCGGCTGGAGTTCGCTCCGGAGAAGATCGAGCGCCGGACCGTCGACCGGCCGACGAACCCGAACCTTCTCGCCCGGACCCTGTTCGGTCAGCTTCTCGCTCAGGCTGTCGAGCGCTCGACCGTCATGCGCAACGGTGCGACGGTCCTGACCACGTCCGGGGGCGAGCCGATCGACTTCACGGTTGTCGTCGGCCGTGCGTCCGCGTCCATCGTGGGCGAGAACGGCGCGATTCCCGAGAGCGAGCCGACCACCGTTCAGCGTCCGGTGGGTGCGTACAAGTACGCGTACGCGTCCATCGTCTCTTCGGAGTTCATCGACGACCAGGCACTTGACCTTGTCGGCTTCCTGGTCGGCGACGCGGGACCGGCGATCGGTGACGGCATGGGTCGGCACTTCCTGACCGGTACCGGCACGGGGCAGCCGAAGGGAGTCATCACGGCTTCCCAGGGTGCGACCGCGACGTACAAGGCCAACGCGACCGACTCGACCGTGTCTGACGCGCTGATCGATCTCTTCTATGAGCTTCCGTCTTCGTACCGGCAGAACGCGGCGTTCATCGTCGCGGATCTCACGGCCGCGAAGATGCGCAAGCTCAAGGCGACGGACGGCACGTACCTGTGGCAGTCGGCCGTGACCGCCGGTGCCCCGGACACCTTCAACGGCAAGGTCGTCGCGACCGACGACGGCATGCCCGCGAACAAGGTTCTCTTCGGCGACCTGAGCAAGTACCGCATCCGTCTCGCCGGTCCGCTCCGTGTCGAGCGGTCGGCCGACTACAAGTTCATGAACGATCAGATCGTGTACCGCTTCATTCAGCGCGCTGACGGTCTGCTCGTCGACGAGCGCGCGACCCGCGTTCTGACCGTCACTCCGGCCGCGTAAGTCCGGCAGGCAAGGGGCTCAGCGCACTCAAATTGAGTGGTCTGAGCCCCTGCCCCGGGAAGGGGGTTGCGTGTCTTACGCGACGATTGAGGAAGTCCGCGCACTCGACGGGCTCGACGACTCCGCGCTTTTCCCTGACAGCATGCTCAGCGAGGCAATCGACTTCTCGGTTGAGACGGTCGAAACGTACTGCGGCCAGAAGTGGGACACGGCAGAGAGCCCGACACCGGAAACGATCCGGTGGTGTGTGCGCACTCTCTCCCGGCAATACGTGCTCGACCACGTCTCCCGGATTCCGGATCGCGCCCTACAGCTTCAGTCGGAATTCGGGTCGATTCAGCTTGCGCAAGCCGGTGGTAACTGGCGTCCGACTTCCCTGCCGGAAGTGAACGCGAAGCTGAATCTGTACCGGGTCCGGCTCCCGTTCATTTTCCTGTGAGGGGTCCGGGATGGCGCTGATATTCGACACGAAGGTTGCCCTGTTCGACCGGCTCAAGGCGACCGTTCCGGCCGGAACGCAATGCACCTTCGCGGAACAGGGCGACACCAATCGTCGTCGGCAAGTCTTCCTTGGCTCGACGACAGACGACGACATGCAGTCGGCAGCATTCCGGGACGGCCCGAAGAAGCCGACGAACGTGACCGGCTACGTAGAAGTACACGCAATCAACATCACTCCCGGGGACCCGGTTGCCGCTGAGCGCGGAGTGTACGAGCTTCGCGACGCGATCACTGACGCGTGTTCCCAGGTCGACAGAGCGGCCGTGAAGGGGCTCGTCGACCTTCGCCCAGAGTCGGCCACGGTCGACACGGCGGAGACGACTGACGGGGCGTACAGCGCTCTCACAATCCGCGTCCGCGTCCGTGGGCGCGTCATGCAGTAGAAGGGGGCGCGCGCATGGCGCTTGACGCAAGCATTGGCATTGGCCGCGAAGACTCATACGGAACTCTCTCGACTGTGGTTGAGGGGTACGAGGGGAAGGCGGACTCTTGGAAGACTTCGCGGGAGTTCATCGAATCCGTGGGCTTCCGTGCGGGCATGCAGACGGCTCGCGCCGACCGCCGGAGAATCGTGAACATGGGCGGCGAAGGTGAGCTTGAGGTTGACCTACTCGACGCCGGGGCTTCCTCGCTCTTCCTCGCAGCGTTCGACAAGGTCACTGTCTCGACGGCGAACGGGATCAAGACGACCGTTGCGGAGACGAGCACCGACAGCGCGTCACCTTCCTTCTCGGCTCAGATGGTCCGGCCGACGGTCGATGGAACGAAGGTCGGTTACCGGCATGTCGGCTGTGTCGCCACTGAGTGGGAGCTGACGGCCGAAGTCGAGAACGCCGTTGCGCTCACGGTCACGTTCGACTTCCAGGACGTGACGCATACGCAGGCAGCGGCTCAGATCATCGCGCCGACGTACCCGGCGGAGTCGTACCCGTACGACTGGACGCGTACCGCGATCACCCTGACTCGTGCCGGTGCTTCCGTCCCGATGGACGTGAGCAAGTTCAGCGTCTCGGCCGACAGGGGCATGAAGACCGACCGGCGCTTTCTCCGCTCGAATCAGTTGAAGAAGAAGCCGACCCGCAACGCGATGCCGTCGTACGAAGGTGAGCTTGAGGGCGAGTTCTCCGCTGATTCCCTAGGGCTGTACGAAGCCTTCATTGCCGGTGAGGTGTGCGGGCTCGTGCTCGACCTTGACGGCGTGCTCCCGAGTTCGGCACTGAAGATCGAGTGCCCGGCGATTCAGTTCACGGGCGAGTCGCCTGAGTCGGCCGTTGACGAAGTCACCGTTCACACCCTTCCGTTCCGGGTGCTCGACCCGGGCACGGGTGCCGCCGCGATCAAGGCCACGTACACGGAGCCGGAGCCGGACGCGACACCGTAAAGGGGTGGCTCGTGGCATCGAACAATTCGGCGTACACGGTCCGCGTTGAAGGGCTCCGTGAGCTACAGCGGAACGTTCGACAGCTCCGGGACCGGGAGCTAGGCAAGAAGATCCGTGAGGCCAACAAGGCAGCGGGAAACGTCCTCTTGCCTCAGGCCGTACACGAGAGCCCGGACGGTAAGCGCGACGCGAAGTCGAGCAAGAAATACCGTCCGGGCAAGCTCGACAAGAGTGTCAAGGTCGTCGCTTCTCAGAAGAACGTCGTGATCAAAGCGGGCTCCGCGTCCCGCGTTCCTTACGCGGCTGCAATTCATTTCGGTTACCGGAAGCGCAACATTCGCCCGAACCGATTCCTTTACCGCGCCATGGCTCGTAAGAGCCCCCAGGTTGCGGCCACTTACGAACGGCTTGTTGCCGGTGTCGTGCGCGATTACTTGGAGAGTGAATAGATGCCCGCGAAGAAGGCCGCTGCCGTTGCCCCCGACGTTCTGTCCCTGAACATCGACAGCCTGACTCTCGACGAGATCGAGATCATCGAAGACCTGATTGACGCTCCGCTCGACTCGCTGAGCAAGCCGGGTCAGAAGAAGGCCCGACTCCTCAAGGCCATGGCCTACGTGATCAAGCGGCGGGACAACCCCGACTTCACCCTTGAGGACGCGGGCAAGCTCCGAATCGAGTTGAAGGGCGGCAAGGCAAACCCTCCCGTAGCCAACGCGTCGTAACGGCTGCCCGGCTCGTCGGCCACTTCCGGGGGCTGTCGTGGGGTGACGTGAAGTCCCTTGAGCTGAGGGACTTCAACGCGTTGGTCGATCAGATGGTTGCCGACTTGGAAGCCGAGAAGGCAGCGACGAAACGCGCTCAGCGCGGGGGCCGTGCCGGTAGTCCGGCCACGGGAAACGGGGAGCGTCGCACTCCCGTCATGACGTAACGCTCAGTAAACGATCACGCTTATGCCGGCACGGGGTGAACCTGTACATAAACGGACATAGGGAGTCCCGCGGGGGCCACTGAGCGTAACAACTGCATAGGGGGCGCCATGGCGGAGCCGATCAAAATCACGCTTCTCGGGGACGCCGACCAACTCGCGGACACCCTTGCCGATGCGGGCGACGACATAGCCGCGTTCGGCGACCAGGCTAAGACGCTCGCTCTCGCTGCCGGTGGTGCAATCGCTATCGGCATTGGCGCGGGGCTCATGGAAGCGCTCAGTCAGGAAGCCGACACAGACCTTCTCGCGGCTCAGTTGGGCGCGTCCCCGGCGGAAGCTCAGAAGCTGGGCAAGGCTGCCGGAGAGGTCTACGCCGACGGGTACGGCGAGTCCGTCGCCGACGCGAACGAAGCGCTCAAGAACCTTTGGCAACAGGGGCTTGTTCCGGCCGGTGCCACTGCCGACGAAATGGCGAACATTTCGAAACAGGCAATGGACGTGTCCACGGTCCTGGGTGACGAAGTCGGCCCGACCGCGAATGCCGTCGGCCAGATGCTGAAAACCGGAATGGCAAAGAATGCCACTGAGGCATTCGACATTCTCGTTGCCGGTACTCAGAACGGCGCAAATAAAGCCGAAGACTTGCTGGACACGTTCAACGAGTACGGCACGTCCTTTAGGACTCTGGGGCTCGACGGCAAGACCGCAATGGGCCTGATTTCTCAGGGCTTGCAGGGCGGTGCGCGTGACGCGGATCAGGTTGCCGACGCGCTCAAGGAATTCAGCCTGGTCGCCGGGCAGGGTGGTACCGCGATCAATCAGACCTTCGCGTCGATTGGCCTGAACGGCAGTCAGATCACGAAGGACATTAACGCCGGGGGCAAGGCCGCTTCGGATGCTCTCGGGTCGGTGCTCGCGAAGCTCCGCGAGATGCCTGCCGGAGCCGCGAAGGCGAACGCGGTGAAGACGCTCTTCGGTGGTCCGGGTGAAGACCTGGGGGCCGCGCTCTTCTCGCTGAACGTCGACAAGGCCACGGATGCTCTCGGCAAAGTCGACGGTGCCGCCAAGAAGGCAGGCGACACCATGCACGACAACGCGGCGAACAAGGTGAAGGTCTTCACTCGCTCGCTGCAACAGGGTGTCGTCGACTTCCTCGGAACGGCTGTCGTTCCTGCGGTCGAAGCCCTTGCCGACAAGCTCTCGGGTGTCGGTGACGCGATCACGGTGACCGCCGGTTTCATCGCTCAGCACAGCACGACGTTCGGGATCATCGCGGGTGTGATCACGGCCCTGATCCTTCCGGCCCTGATCGCATGGGGTGTGCAGCAAGTCATTACCGGCGCTCAGGTGGTTACCGGGTGGGTCACGACGGCAGCCGCTTCGGTCACGTCGGCAGCGACTCAGGTTGCCGCGTCGTGGTCTACCGTCGGGGGCTGGATCGCTGCCGCTGCCCGTGCCGTCATCTCCGCTGCCGTGATCGTCGGTTCATGGGTCCTCATGGGGGCTCAGTCACTCATTCAGGCTGCCGTCATGGCGTCCGCGTGGCTTGTCGCCATCTGGCCTATCGCGCTCGTCATTGCGGCCATAGTCGGGCTCGCGCTGATCATCTGGCAGAACTGGGACACGATCAAGAAATACACCCTTGAGGCCTTCCAGTGGGTTTGGGAATGGGTCAAGAAAATCTTCGGATGGCTCAAGGATCTCTTCCTGAACTTCACGGGTCCCGGACTCCTGATCAAGCATTGGGACACGATCGTCACGGCCACGACGAACGCTTTCAAGTGGGTTCGCGACAAGGCGAAGGCGGGAATCGACGCGGTTGTTGGGTTCGTGACGGGGCTCCCGTCCCGGCTCCGTTCCGCACTGTCGTCGCTCGTGAACGCGGGCAAGTCGATCGGCGGAAGCGTGATCGACGGAATCAAGAACGGTCTCGGCAAGCTGGGGGGCTTCGCTTCCTCGCTCGCATCCACCGTGACCCGTGCCGCGAAGGGTGCGATCAATGGCGTGATCGACCTTCTCAACTGGGCAATCCCCGACAAGTTGGGATGGGGCAAGCTGTCGATCTCTCTGCCGTCGAATCCCATTCCGAAGATTCGCGCTATGGGTGGTCCGGCCCGTGGCCTTACCCGTGTGGGTGAGCGCGGTCCGGAGTGGGTGAATCTCCCGGACGGCTCGACCGTGATTCCCAACCATGCGGGCACATCGGGAATCCCGGTCGTCGTCAACGTGCAGACGAACGCCGACCCGTTCGCGATCGGGCGCGAAGTGGCATGGGCCCTTCGGACGTCGCCCGCATAGTCCAGCCCACTCAATTTGAGTGGGCTACGAAGAGGGGGCTGGTATGGCGGAGTTGGAAGACTGGACGTGCTCTTACAACGGGTTCGTCATGGGAGAACCCGACTCCGCCATATCAATCGTTCAGGTCGACGGGCTCTTGTCGCTGCCGGAAGTCCGCTCTTCGGATCTCACCCTTGTGCAGCGACACGGGCTCTTCGCCGGGGACGACTACATGAACGGCCGCACCGTGACTCTCACGCTTGAGGTCTACGGGTCGACGCGGTCAGAGTTCACTGAGGCTCTCAATGCGGTACAGGCTGCCTTCATCCCCGGGAACCCGGAAGCATCCTTCACGTTCCGGTTCCCCGGGGTTGCTGCCGACCAAACGGCTTACCTCATGGCACGGCCTAGGAAGCGGTCGGCTCCGCTCGACCTGAACTTTGCCTACGGCGTGTGCAACGTCGTGGTCGAGCTGTACACGACGAGCCCGTACATGTACGGCGACGCTGCCCGTGAGGCCGTCGTGAGGTCTCTCAAGCGCGATCAGGTGCCGTCGGGCATGGTCGTGCCGACGACCGTTCCGTTCACGGTCACGGGTGTCGGGGCTCCCCCGGCGGACCCGGTTACGTGGGTCACTGAGTGGGGCTCCATTCCGGCACGGCCGACTGTCGCTGTGACCGGCGGGGCTAGCCCGGTGCTGTGGGACGACACGACGGGGCAGCGCTTCGCGGTCGACTTCAGCGGCAACTTCGTGGTCGACAGCGCCAACGAGATCGTCACCGCGTGGAACGGCGACGACATTACGGGGCTCGTCCGTGACGGCTCCGCGTGGCCGGAGTACGGACCCGGCACGCACCGACTGAGGCTCACGAGCCGAGACGAGTACACGGCAGCGCGGGCAGTGCTGTCCTGGGTAGATAGGTGGGTCTGAGTCATGGCGGGCTTCGTTTGGTTTCAGGACGGTGTGTCGTACGGGGGCAGCGACCTTGCCAACTTCAACAACCTGAACATGCCCCGAATGGGCTTCATCAACTTGTTCGCGGGAGCCTCTGAGTTCCTGATGACCGGTGACCAGACAGCCCGGACAGTGACTGTCGGCTCTGGCAACGCTCTGATCGGCCGCCCTGCGGGTGGTGCCGCGTGGGCATGGTCCCCGGGCGCAACCGTTGCCGTGCCGGTGGCAAGCAATGACAACCCCCGGCGCGACCTGATCGTTGCCCGTGTCACCACGTCGGCGATCGACGGCACGAACGGTGTCGCTGTCGAGATCATCGCGGGCACTCCGGCGGCTAGCCCGGTTGCTCCGGCACGACCCGACAACGCCATTGCCCTGGGGTGGGTGGACGTTCCGAAGGCGACGACCACGTTCACGCTGACCGCTACGCGCTACACGGGGCAGTACCGGGACCAGGGCATCATGTCGGCCCCGGGCACGGTGGGGATCGATTGGGCCGGACAGCTTCCGTCGGCTTCGGCTGTCCGTGTCGGCGCGACTGTGGTCGACCTGGGAACCAATCAGCGTTGGTTGCGTACGGCGGGCTCAACATGGTTCACGTCGGACCCGGGTCCATGGCGAGCCGTGACCTTGCAGAACTACCAGACTTCGGACGCGACCAACGTGACCGTCTCCGGCACGCTGTACGTCCGCGAGTCGTCGACCATGTGGGAACTGTCCGGCCGCGTCGACTTCTCCCCGGCGAAGGCTCCGATACAGCTCGTCATCATCGGGACAACCCCGACGACAATCACGCGCCCGACGGCACACACATACGCACCGAGCGGGCAGACCTTCTTTTCCGCTACCGGCGGCGATGCGCGTATTGCGCTGACGACCGCAGGTGCACTCGAAATGGGGGCGGTCGGCGCGATATCGGCCCTGTACTGCAATGTCCAGATGAGCAAGAGCCCGTTCAATACGGCGTCATAGCCCACTCAATTTGAGTGGGTTGAGGGCAAGCCACTCGCTAGAAGTAGAGGGGGGATGGCATGCCGAATGCTCGATATGAAGTCGCTCAGATTGCCGCCCGGTCCGGTGAGGTTCTGGACGTCTTGCCGGTTACCGGAATCAGCTACAGCGAGACACTGAACGGGGCCGGTACGGCGACGATCGGTATCCCGTTGAAGGCTGCCGACCCTGACACGCTCGTCCCCGGCGAGAGCGCGCTTGCAGTGCTCCGGGGAGGCTCCCCCGTATGGGGCGGGATGCTGTGGACTGCCGACGCCGACCTTGACGCCGGAACACTGACGCTGAATGCGTCCGGGTGGCACTCGTACTACTCGGCGTGCTACCTGGGCGGCTTCTTCCGGCTGTCCGACGGGGGTGACGGCCGACTTCTCGGCAGATGGCTGGGGTACGCGGGGAAGAAGGATCAAGCCCTTCTCTTGCGTGACTGGTTTGAGCGCGCGAACGACGACGACGGCATTGGTACCGACACGTCACGGCTCAACACGACCGGCCGTATCCGCTCCCGTGAGTGGGGCTTCTCCGAATTCAAGAACACGGCTGAGGCAATCAACGAGCTTGCCGACGAAGACGGGGGCTTCGATTTCCGATATGAGACCTACTGGCGCGACGCGTCCCACATCGGGAACCGGTTCATCATGTCGCCCCGGGTGTTCTCGACCTTCCCGGCACTGACTCACCGCGTCACGTGCAACGTCACCCGGGTCACGTACGACGGCAGCAAACTCGCAACCAGATCGTTCGCCTTCGGTGCCGACATGGGCACGGGCGTGAAGCCGTACGCGTGGAAGGCGAACACGCTCGACACGCCGACACTCGTTCAGGTCGCGACCTATGCCGACTTGAAGGCGACGGGGGATCTCATCCCGAAGGCCAACGCGATTGCTGCCGTCGGCCGGTCACCAATCGCCATTCCCACGCTGACCCTGTACCCGGGCGTATTCGAGCCGTCGGCATTCCTGCCCGGCTCGTACGGAAGCGTTCAGATCGATTCGGGCTATGTGCGCTTGCTCGACGACTTCGTGTTGACGGAACGCCGCGTGGACGTAGACACGAACGGAACCGAGACCGTCGCCCTTTCCCTTGCCAGTAAGGACGTATTCGAAAATGGCGATTCAAGCTAACGCGCTTCCTCCGTCGCTCATTGCGGAGCTGACCGAAATGAAGCGTCGGCTCACTGCTCTTGAGCGGAAGCCGAAGCTCGGAAGCGTGAACGAACGGCTTCCGTTCGGCAACTTCCAGAGTCCTTCGCTTGAGGGCACAGAGGGGGCCGAGTACACACACGCTCTCGGCGCGATCAATTCAACCGGACTGAATCAGCCGGTGCTTCTCGTCTCTGTTCCGTTCAGTATTCCGTGGGGCGCGAGTGCGGCTCTCGACGTGTCCGTGACCCTGTGGATTCGGGACATGATCACGAACGGCAAGACGGCGGAACTCACGATCACGAAGGCCAACGACAACAACGGCCTCACACGTTCGATCACCTACGCATGGCGACACCCTCAGCCGATCGGCTTCGACGACGGACAGAGCTGGAAGGGCTTCGCCATTGAGTACCACGTGAACAAGCGCGTGACCTACAACGGCGAGTCGCTCACGGTCGGCATGGGGAGCCCTACGTTCATCGTCGGCGTGCCGGACGGCACATACCTTGAGGAAGCCGACGACGGCAACCCGCGCATTGCCGGTGTGCTCACGCCGACGGACGGGGGGCCGGTGGAATGGGGCTGAGCAACCTTGCCGGGGGTGCCGAGATCGTCGGCGGAGCCGCGCTCTTCCTCATGCTCGTCTTCCGGCAGATCAAAACCGGCGCAAAGGCCGCGTGGCGCGAGGAAGCCGAAGCACAGACAGCGAAGGCGGCACGGCTTGCCGACGACGTGTCCCGGCTCATCGAAGAAGTCCGGCTCTTGCGCGACGAGAACGGCGCACTCCGTGAAGAAGTACGAGCCCTTCGCGCTGAGAACCGTGAGCTTCGCGAACACATTGACACTCTGCTCGGCAACTAGGGGGCCCCATGAGCACGCCGACGGAGACATACCCGCTGCCGTCGAGCATTCGCACAGTGAAGGTGAAGGGGCAGTACCGGGGGCCGGACGGACGCGGCTTGCAGGGAACCGTGACCTTCTCAGGTCCGGGACTCCTCACGTTCCCGGAAGCGGATCTCTTCATAGCCGGACCGGTCGTCGCACGGCTCGACGAGAACGGCGCCTTCGAAGTCGTCCTTCCGGCCACGGACAACCCCGACATGAACCCGTCGGACTGGTCGTACACGGTGAAGGAGAATCTGACCGGCGTGACCGGCGCGCGCACGTACGCGCTTCTCCTTCCGGCGGACACTCCCGGCGGAGAGATCGACCTTGCTGACGTTGCTCCGGCTGACCCGACTACGCCGACGTACGTTCCCGTTCCGGGACCCCAGGGCGTGAAGGGCGACACCGGAGCGAAGGGCGACACGGGTACGGCAGGCGCGAAGGGCGACACGGGCGCGACGGGTGCGCCAGGTGCCGCCGGGGCTCCGGGCGTGGTGCAGTCGGTCAACGGCAAGTCGACGGCTGCCGTGTCGGTTACTCTCGCTGACGTGGTCACGGCCGGTGGCACGGCTACGGGAGCCGTGAGCCTGAGCAACGCTTCCGCCGTGGCACTGTCCATGCAGGGCAACGGGACCACGAACCTTGTCGAGTGGAAGAACGCTTCCGGAGTCGTGGCAACACGCATCGGATCGAACGGCAACCTAGTTGCTCAGGGTGCCTCGTACCTTGTCGGCGGGATTCAGCTTGGCTCGACGTCCACCGATTTCGGTGGGGGTGCCGGTGCCATTCTGGGCATCGACGATGCTTCGACCGTGCCGACCACGAACCCGACGGCCGGAGTCGTCGTGTACTCACAGGGTGGCGTGCTCAAGGTCCGGCAGGCAGACGGCACGGTAATTCAGGTGGCGGCCGGTGGTACCGGCGCCGTGTCGTCCGTGAACGGCTACACGGGCGTTGTGAGCCTTACGGCTGCCGATGTAAGCGCGCTCGCTGCGAGCGTGAGAGGTGCAGCGAACGGCGTTGCCTCACTGGACGCTTCGTCGCTCGTTCCGGTCGCGCAACTTCCTTCGCTGTCGTCGACCTACGTTGCCGTATCGACGCGCGGAGCCGCGAGCGGTGTTGCGACGCTCGACAGTACAACCCGGCTGCCGATTGCTCAGGTTCCGACGGTGCTGCCGAAAAACTCATGGACTCCGCAGGCTCTCGGCTTTCAGGCATGGTCGTGCGACCCGGGCGGGGTTGCCAACCCGGCGGCGAAGTACCTGACTCCTCAGCGCCTCTACCTGACCGGCTTCAACATCACGGAATCCACAACGGTCAGCAACGTCGTCATGTTCGCGCGCGGCTATGGCGGAGTGACGACCAACCGGTACATGGCCGGTATCTACCGGGAAGACGGAACCCGGGTCGTCGCGTCAAGCAATATCGCGCTCACCATGGCCGGACAGGAGACCGGCGCACTGACCGGCATGGCGACGAACCATATCGGCGCGGTACCGATCGCGATCACGTCGACCATGCTGACCGCCGGACGCTATTGGGTGGCGTGGCTCATGACGACTGGCGGCACGGCAGATTTCTCGTTCTATCACGTGCAGAACGAAGCCCCGATTGCGACCGCCAACTTCGCCATGACGACAAGCCCGTTTGCCCGTGCGTGGTACCTCGCGGCCCAGTCGACGTTGCCGACGACCGTGAGTCAGACGAACACGGCCGCTCTCGCCGACCACGACATTCCGATTATCGCTCTCGCCTAGCCCACTCAATTTGAGTGGGCTGGAGTCGACAGGCAACCGACTCGCTAGCAAGTGACCAGAACGAGCCCCGTCCGGCTGATCGGGCGGGGCTTTCCCATGCCCTGAAAGGGGAATGCATGTCGACTACGCCCATGACGGCCGACCAGTTCGTTGCGCGACTCAAGGCCGAAGGCGTGACCGTCGTCGAGCACGTCGGTTGGCGTACCCACAACAGGGCCGGACACGGTTCGTGGGGTCCGATGAACGGCGTCGTGATCCATCACACGGCCGGTCGCGACTCGCTCGCCGTGGTCTACAACGGCACGTCGGCCCTGCCTGGTCCGCTGTGTCACACGCACCTGAGCAAGTCGGGTGTCGCGACCATGGTCGGCAACGGCCGCGCGAACCACGCCGGGACGTTCGCGGCGAACGCGTTCAACGCGATGATGAACGAGAGCAAGA